TCAGACGTATCATCAGCAAACTCAATTCTTCCTCTATTTGGAACCTCAACGACGATTGGCATAGGTTAGTTCTTGAACACCTTGTACTTTACTCCTCCGCTCGTCTGACCTTCTTTGGTTGAATCTTGCGACTTGTTCAATGATGGCAAATTCCCCTTAGTTTTGAGGAAGTTCAACATACTGTCAGGCACAACAGCGTCCTCTGGAACTCCTCTATATTTTGCAGCCACTATCTCATCGTTAATGCGTCCAGCAACAGAAGGAACGTATGCATCAACAATTGACTTTGCGGAATTTACTATGTCTTTCCGCATTTCAGGTGTAAGCCTTCTTCCCGTTGTATAGTATTCGTACAGTTGACGAACACGCTCAGTGACTGATCCGCCTTCAACGCTACGCTTAAACTCACCTTCAAGCACAGCACCTGCTGGGTCCATCGTCTTGTTGAATCGAATGATCAATGCAATATCGTCAGCAGGACTTGGGTTTTCCTTGGCAGCGATCTTTTCAAGCGCTGCAAACTCGTTTGCGCGAGATTCCAGATCAGCAAACGGTTTGTTTGCCCTGAGTTTATCGAGAGTATCGTTTGCCCATTTCCGTTTTTCTTCAGGAAGTTCGTCTATCTTCGACTGAATTTTTTGAGAAGCTGGAACCGGAGCGCCAGATGGTTTAGGTCCAATCATTGGCTGAACCAAGTCGGTTCCCGGGACAGGCATAGATGTGACAGTAGGCGGCAACCCGTATTCCACCTTGGTACCTTCTGGTCCGACAGTAGCGCCGAGTGCGGTCATTCCTGAGGGAATAGCCTGACCAATCCTGCGCGTCAGCGGAATCAGCGCCTGCACCTGATCTTGAGTCAACTTGCCGCCGTACTTGTCCATTACCTCCTGAGTCACATCCGCATACGGAGCGGTCGGTCCTTGTCCCGGCTGACGGGCATACAAGTCAATCAATGCCTGCGTAAAATACGGAGCAGCAGCTTCCTCGCGCTGGGCCTTACCCAACTGCAAAGCACCAAGCTGCAACTGCTGCCTAGCGGCCGCATCACGCACCTCGTTCTGCTGATCCGTCCGGTACTGGTTCAACACCATCACGGCGTCTCCAAGAGCCGCCTTCTTCTTGGCAAGGCTCATGTCTACGAACTTGTCTCCAAGCACGGTGGAGAACTTGTTCAACATTTCACGGTCGGCCATCACCTGCTGGGTGTACCTGGGGATGTCCTGCTCGGTAACGCCTGCAGGCAGTTGACCAGTCTCGGTGTATTGCTGGATGGCGATGTACTTAGGGTCTGATGCAAGCTGCTGTTGATACAGTCCAACAAGAGTGTCGCGGCTTTGATCTGCAGCCTCGGTCTCGGCCTTCTTGGTGCGGTACTGCTCAATAGCCTTCCCGAGGCCCTGCCCCATGGCGGCGATACCCATGGCCAGGTTGCGACCGGGGGCGGTTGCGGCCTCCATGTATCCCGGAGGAAGAGGGCCGGTGTCGCCGCGGCCCGTGTATGGTGTGGAGTAGCCGTATGTTGCCATAAATTAGCTGTGTTGAGAATGGTACGCGAACTCGCGCAACTTCAAGCTGATAGCCCTCATGTGCTTGTAACCCCCGATTATCCAAGCCACTTGGAGGATCATGTCGTTCCCGCAGAGCCGTAGGACATCGGATGTCTGACGCTTCCATTCCTCGTCAGCCTTCTCCCAAGCCACGGAGTCGGCGTAGGTGCTGGTGATCTGAGCAATGACGGGCTGCAGCCGGAACCAGTTGTCGATGTAGAACGGTGTCGAGTAGAGGCTGTTGGCCTGCATCATCACGTCCAGGAAGGCTTCTGGCGTGAACGGCACGTCGCCGTCGACTAGGTCGTCGATGGCATGGCAGTAGGCATGGAAGGCCGTGATGAACACCACGGCGTTGTGGTTGCCTCCAGCGGCATCGAAGTAGAGCTGGCCGAGTTTGTTCATGCCGGGTGGAAGTCGACTGCCGCGGAGGTTGGGTTGCCGCTCCACCGCTCCAGATTGGCGAACACCGAGAACGACAGCGCGATGGCACTGTGCTGCACACCGGCTGGGACGGGTTTAGACCAGCCGCAGTGATAGCTTGTGACGTGCTTGGACTTGTTTCCCATCATCCAGCGCATCGTCCCGAGGATGTGGATGATCCGGGAGTCGAACTGGCTGTGGGAGTGCGACGGGATCACCTCTCCAGCAGGGCAAAACCAGACCTCAAGCTGCCATCGGAACAACCGAAAGAGCCTGATTCCTGTGCATCGCTGGAACTTGATGATCACAAAGAGGACGCAAGGCCTTTGAGGCCAGCACCGGCAGCAGACGCTGCCCCGGTGATGTTGCTGCCAGCCGCCTTGATGCCGCCACCAATAGCCTCCAGCGCCTTGCCCTGCATCTCGTCGCGCTTCTCGAAGAGGCCCTGCTTAAACGACAGGGCATCGTCGATCATGGTGTCGTCCAGTCCGAGGGCCTTGAGGCGCCTGCGCTGGGCTTCCACATCCGCGGTGGTGTTCTGGAAGTTGGTCATCATGGGCGCACCGTACCCACTGCCAGGCATCATTGGCGGCTGGGGTGCGTAGCCCTGCATCATCCCACCGGGCTGCTGGTATCCGTAGTTCATAGGCTGGATGCAGCGGACATACCGGCGCCGATCAGCGCGGTGGTGTTGGCGGCGGAAGCAGTACGTGCGGCAAGCTGGGACTGCTGATTGCCGGACATGATGTTGGCAGCGTACTGCGACTCGGGGTTGAAGAGTTGGCCCGGATTGAGGCCCTGCGCCTGCCCAAGGAAACTCTGGGAACCGGCGAATGCCTGGGAAGGCCTTCCCAAGACCTGCTGGAACACGTCGCCATAGACTCCCTGGGAAGCCCCGAGAGCGCCCATTGCCTGCTGCTGGCGCTGCTGTTGCAGGCCGGCACCAGCCATCTGGGAGCGCACAGCCTCTTGCAAGGCACCGGACGGCCCTTGAGCCAACCCGCGGGCAGCCAAACCGGAACGGGTCTGCTGTTCAACCATCCGCTGCTGCTCGGGCGTCAGCCGCGATCCAGCATTGAGCCCAGACTGAGCCTGTGCGGTCAGTGTGTCAGCCAGAGCAGCCTGCTCAGGTGACGCAGCTTTGATTGCTGCACGGGCTTGCGGTCCAAGAGTCGAGATGTCGGCAATGTCACCGGCACGGGAACGTGAGCGTGCAGCAGCCTCGACCTCGCCCATGGTGGGCGCGATCTGATCCTTGTAGAGAGCCAGGAGCTCGGGCGTGGCCTGCTTAAGAAGCCCAAGCTGCAGCGCCTGATATTTCGGCGCGAACTGGGCCTCGGCGGCGTACTTTTGCGGCGCTAGATCAAGCTGGGCTTGAAGCGTGTCTCGGGTTTCTGCCGCGTAATTCCGCGGTGCTGGTGCTTCAACTGATGCCATATTTTTTGTGAGCCACCCTATAGATCGGCATCGAGCCTTTCTTGTAGGTGGTCAGTTTGCCGTTGCGATAGCCGATGGCCGGGAGGATTGCAGCCTCCGGTCGGTCGTGGAAGAACTTAGCCGCTACAGCCATCGCAAATACCGCGCTGTCGGCAGCGAACTGATGCCAGTACCAGTAGTCGCCCTCCGGATCGCTGGGCTGCCATGCCCATGCCTGCGGATTCGGGCTGAGTTGACGCCAGCCTACAAGCACGGCCACCACGTGGTCGTCCTGACAGGCGATCTTGAGCGTGCCCTGCTCCGCGTGGAACATCACGTAGTCCTCGACTGCCTCGCGGGTCCATCCCTTGAAGCTGTCGGGCACCTTGGCCAGAAGGTAGTCTGTGATCTGGGGGATCATCCCTGCGGCAGGTTTCTGGTTTGGAACTCGGTGTTGATCTGGCCGGAGTCACCGTTCACCGGGTCAAACACTTTGACCGATATCACGATGACCGGGTTGTTGATGGCAGTCTGACCGATGATTGAGTACAGCGTGAACTGGGTCGCGTAGGTGTTGAATGCCGATGTGTTGAGCACCGGGTCAATGGTTTGGGTTTTCGGTGCAACGCGGAACTTGACCGTTTTGCCGACCGGATAGGGCAGTCCGTTGTCATTGTCGACGATTGTCAGCAGCGACGTGTTTGGGTTCACCACCGGCTCGTTGGAGTATGGGTCGATGGTGTACATATCCGGGAACACATACGGGATGTTCGTCGGAACACTGACCCCACTGTCAGCAGAGTTGAACCATGCGTCGTGCATTAGGCCAAGAAGTTGGGGATCTGCTTGCCGTAGATGTTTGACCCGATACAGGCAAAAACAAAGAGGTCTGCCTTGTTGGCTCCGGTAGTCAGCACCGGGCTGACGCCGCCCTGCCAGTAGATGGTTTTGCCACCGGACGCGGTGAATGCAGCGGTCAGGTTTCCACCGGAATTTTGCTTCACCTTCACCAGCACCGTCTTTCCGTCGTCATTGGCGTTGAATGTCAGCGTGATGGTCGCATTGGCACTCGGCGTCAGGTTCCAGGTGAGACTGGTGCCGGCGTTGACGGTGGGAGTGGCCGAGCTACTGGCCTGCGGGGCTGTGGAGAGCTTGGCCGAGGTGATGGAGTTGTCCTTCACTCGGATGGTGCTGCCGCTGGTCTCAATGGTGACCTCGTCAGGCACCAGGGACAGCATCGTCTTCACGTTGGCCACCGTCAGATCCAGTGCCACTGCAGTCGACCCGGTGTTGTTGCCCTTGATCGTGTTGGCCGGCATCGTCGCCAGCTTGGCGTTGGTGACCGCGGCGTCATTCAGCTTGCCGGTGGTGACAGAGAGATCCTGCAGCGCCGCGGTGTTCACCGAGCCAGACCCGAGCGTCAGCGTGCCGCCGTCGATGGTGCCAGTGATGTTGACCGTGGGCGTGCCCAGGAGGTTGAGCGTCGAGGCCGACAGCGTGGTTGTCGAGCTGATCGTGGTGCCTGGGGTGACGTTTACGAAGAGTGGCATGGTGGTTTAGACGTCGTTCTTGCCGTAGAGTCGGAATGCGATTCCGATGACCTTGGCGCTGTAGATGTCGAGAGAGCCCTGGTCGGTGGTGATCAGGGGCTGCACAGAGGCCGAGTGCTTGCGCAGGCGGGCCTTGTGGCTGAAGAACTGGTGCAGTCCGGCCTTCCATCCGTTGTTGCCGCAGCGGAACTGGGTGGTCACCGAGTAGTCCTCGCGGTACGGGGCCAGGAAGTTGTCCCCGGTGTTGTTGGTGTTGTAGGTGCCGCTGCCGTAGGTGTAGTAGACCGTGCGATCCTTGGTCTGGTTAGTGGCCACCACGTAGGACTCGTTAACGCCGTCGAACTGCGCGGTGATGGAGTAGCGGGTGTTCCAGTTGCCCAGCTCGAACTGGATGTCGGTCCATTGCTTATGATCGACATTGTCCTCACCAGTGTAGCCGCGGAAGCGAACCTCGGTGCTGATCTGTGTCAGCACGCCGGTGCGGTCGACGTCCACAAGCCCGAGCGGATCGAACTGGTGGATCAGGCCGCTCTCGTCGGCCCAACACAGCGTGTCGGTGCCGGCCACGATGACGCGGCACCAGTACTTCGGAATGAGTAGCGATCCCTCCCAGTAGCCCTCCCAGGCCTTGTTCAGGAAGTTGTAGCAGAGCGTGCGCTGGTTGGTGCCGTCGCCGCCCTCCACCGGGACGCTAAGGATGTAGCGATTGTTGAAGTAGGCGGCGCAGGCGTTGCCCCAGTAGGCTTGGTCGATGTCGTCGACGATGTTCTGGATCTGGTCGGACAACGGCACCACCACCGACTGGCTGATGCCAAACTCGGTTTGCCGGAGGCTGATGATTCCGCGCTGGGATAAAAAGATGACGTCGGAGCCAGTGCCCGCAATGGATGACTGCGAGACGCAGCCGAACTCCCGGGTGATTTCGGTCAGGCGGGTGGTCGACAGATCGCCGTAGAGGTTCTCGACGGCCAGCACCGAGCGCTCCTTGAAGACCAGCAGCGTGGTGCTGTTGAACGGGTACAGGGCCACCACCCTGTCGTTGCTGCCGGTATTGAGTTTGAACTCGTTTAAGATGGGCGAGTAGTGCAGCGGATCCAGCACGTCGGACACGGCCAGGTAGTCGTTGCCGTAGAGCAACAACAAGCGGTTCTGGAAGTAGAGACCTTCGCGTCCTGGCGGCACCGAGGAACCGGAGGCGCTTGAGCGCTTGATGCTGCCAGTGATGTTGGACGTGGTGACATCCACCAGGGTCGAAGGCATGGCCACCGAGTATCCGGTGATCGCTGTATAGAGGCCCGGGTTGACAATGGTGACTGCGCTGACTTTGCCGTCGGTCAGTGTGGCTGTCAGGCTGGCGGCAACGCTGGATGTTCCGGTGACCGTGATGACCGGGGCTGAAAGGTAGCCGGAGCCTTGATTGAGGATCGTGACCGCGCTGATCGTGATGTTGGGTGACGTGCCGGTGGTCGTGAGCTGGATGACAGCGCGGCTGGCGTCGTTCAGCGAGTCGGTTTCCTCGGTCGTGCCCGAGAACAGGCGCAGCGTGTTGTTGTCGACCGGGTAGACGTAGTAGATCTTGTTGGTGACGTTGGCCCCGCCGTTGTTGACGCTGGACAGCGTGACCTGATCACCCGGTATGAAGTTGTGGTTGTAGACCGATATGGTGTCCGCGGTTGGCTCCGAACTGTTGATGGACAGCGTGGACGGGATTCGGTCGAATCCGGCGTCAAGCGCAGACGGGTTTGCAGCCGTGCTCTGCATCAGGATCGGCATCCCATCGTTCAGATTGTTGACGATGTCCTGAGCCAGATCGTAGCCGGTCGTGTTGCTGGCCAGCTCAATGTAGTAGCGTGCACCGTTCTGCGGCGACAGATTGAGCGGGTTGGTTCCGGCCTGCGCGTCCAGCAGGGTCAGGTGCAACGAGACCTCGGTGTTGACCACGTTGACGTAGAGCTGGAAGGCCTGCCCGGCGCCAGGACTACCTGTCCACAGCGGCTGCGCGGTCCCGATCTGACCTAGGTTGACGATGTCGCCCGTGGCAAGGTCGGGCAGCACGTTGAGATTGATCTGGGTCGAGTCCTCGTCGGACAGGATGGAGCCGTCCTCGCACAGGATCTCGAAGCCGTCCTCAAGCAGGATGGAATCATAGATGCCGGAGGTGGAGTCGAAGTAATACCTCGCATTCCCCGGGCGCAGCATGACCACGCCGTTGGTGGCCTGGATGAGTCGCACCGGGAGGTAGATGTCGTGCCCATTCATGGACACTTCCACGGGCGACTGGTTGGGACGGATGCACCAGACCTTGCCCTGGCCGCCGTCGGACGAGCGCTCCTCGTTGACCGCCACCAGGAGTGCGTTGGCCCCGGTGTCGGGGTCGCGGTACTGCAGGACGCCCAGGATGTCCTCGAAGGGAGCGGTCGAGCCGTAGAACTGCACCGTCTTGTTGGCGGGCGACGGCGCGAAACTGAACGCTGCAGTGCTGAAGGCAGCGTTGGCGTTGTCGTCTAGCGTGCACAGCGTGCCGTTGGAAAAGATCTGGGTGTTGGCGTCGACGTCGCAAACAACTTGGGAGTTTGCCGGGATTTGATCGCCGGAGACGGGCACGCCGACCGATAAGCCAGAGGTCAGAGTGACGATACGCGATCCGCTCGACCAGCGACCTCCCCACTTGGGCTGCACGATGCCCCAGCGGTTCTTGATGACCTGATCCTCGAAGCGGCGGTTGACGGCGTTGGAAACGTAGGAGGCCGGGATCAGCGCCGGGTCAATGCGCGATACCACTCCGATGAATCCATCGTCAATTGCACCGATTTGAGGCAGGTCAGGCATATCACCGGGAGGGCACGATTATCTGGCGCACATATTTCTCCTGGAGCGCCACCTTGTCGATCTCCTTGGTGAGTTCAACCTCGCCTAACTCCAAGAACTGGTTGCCCAAGTCGATCTTGCCGTCGACGCGCAGCATCTGGCCGGCAGCCTTGAGGGAGCAGATCTCGCAGAATCGGTAGGGGAAGGCGTATGCGGTGGCCTCGGCAGCGCTAGACAAGAGCGGCGGCGTCTTGCGGAACTCAATCCAGACGTATGGCAACTCGGCTGTTACGAGGATGCCGTCGTCGGTGAAGGTGTAGGGAGCTTCCTGCTGGCGCCAGGACACGCGGGGATCGCCCGGCCACACCGAGAAGGTCTCCCCGATGGGGATGGCCCGGGTGGTGCCGTTGGGGTTGTTCGTCTGCGAGATGTTGCGCAGGAACTTGTTCAGCACGCCCCAGTAGGCTGTATCGGTCGGCACGGTTCCAGCCGGCGGGATTGCGTAGGCTTGGTAGTGCTCTTGGGTGACCGGGTACAGCACGGTGTCGCCGATGCTGTATGCGGTGCTGAAGTTCCAGTTGCCGTCGGTATTGCCGTAGTCGGGCAGCGCCTCGGCCCAGTAGGTCGAGTTCAGCGAGCCCTTGGGGCCGTTGATCGTCGGGGTCTGGCCGGCGAGCGGTGTGAGGTTGACCCACTGGTAGTACTTCTCCTCGACCGGGTAGTACACCACGTCACCGGCGTTGTAGGTCGCGGTGTAGGTGTAGGTCTGTGCGAAGAACTCTTGCTGGTAGACCGTCTGCTCGGGCCAGTCGAAGCACTCCCAGGCGCTCCGCAGTCACATGGAGATGAACGTGCGGAAGAAATTGGACTCCTCGGTGGTTAGCGTTGAGAAAACGCGCCCAGTGAGCTCACAGGCGCGTTGCAGGACGTAGTCGTAGGTGACGGTTCTCATTGGCTACCAGGCTTTACAGGACCAGTACTTGGCCGAGAGTTTTGATCCCGGGTTGTCACAGCCGTGACGAGCGCGGAAGTTGGCCCGTCGCTCCGGGATGTGCTTCTTGATGGTCATGTCCGGGTCGCCAAAACGCACGAGCTTAACCTTGCCGTTTTCCTTGGCCAGGACCGCGGACTTCTTGGACTCCCCGGGGGTGGCCTTGGGCTTGTTGTACCCGCTGAACTTGTTGCCCTTGTAGTTGATCATCACTCTTTCGGCAAAGCGTACCAGCCCTCCGGGATGGTCACGCGGTTTCTGCTTTTGACGACGGCGCCGGTCGAGTCCTTCGCCCAGACCTTAGCCTTCACAGGTTCAGCCAGTCGAACGGGCGTCCCCGGAGGCACCAGGACCACGCGGGTCGGGGCGCAAGCCAGCGTCGTCAATACGAGCACCAAGCAAGGCAGCCAGCTTCGGATCCTTTGCGCCGTCCTCACAGGTTTGATCCTTCTGGTCGATCAGTTTGTCCAAGGCTGCCTTCATCAGGCCCTGACTGATGCTGAGTAATGGGTCCATGTTTGATCAGGTTGGCGTGGAAGATAGCGGCCCAAACGAAGATCCCGGCCAGACCGCAATTCATCAGGATCTCGGTGTCTGCCGGTGTCGAGAGTGTCAGGCAGTTGCCCAGGGCTCCTGCCGCGGTTCCAGCCAGTGACAGCCGGAGGATCAGGCTGGACGCCTTGGGCCACTGTTCGATCAGTCCGCCTGTGCGGTAGATCATCACCATGAAGGCAGAGACGCCACCGGCTAGGACGCCGTTTGCGATCACGTTGATGATGGTTTCGGCTTTCATTTCTTCCGCAGTTTGAAGCGGTCCATGACCAGCTCCACACCATTGAGGCCGAGGAATCCCATCAGGAACGCCGCGGCATACTGGGTGTTGCTGTTCTTCATTCCGAAAATGTCGACCACCACCGGGGTCAGGTAGTTGGCCGACAGGGTGCCCACCAGCAGCGAGGTCAATGTGGTGAACCAGTCTTTGTGACCGTCCTTCTTCACAGTGACCAAGCTGCCGGCGAATCCTGCTGCAAGAAGCCCGATATTGACTCCGAGGTCTCGCAGCGTGTCCTTCACTTGTCCTTGCCCTCCTGCTGGGCGTCCTGGGCCTTGAGGGCGGTGAACATAGCGCCGGCGCCGCCGACAGCGGCAGCGACTGCGCCACCCATGTCACCGGCCACGGCCTGCTTGATGGCGATTGAAAGGGCGGCCAGTAGGACGGCCACACCGCCGGCGGTTGTCTTCCAGTTCTTCATTCGGGCTTAGGTGTCTGTGAGTTGATGACGGCTGCCTCGATGATGTCGTAGAGCGGTTGGCCGATCCTGATATTTGGGACGCCTCCGGCCTTCATAGCGATTTCAACGAGTTGGGCGAGCTGCTGGGCCTGTTGCAACGTGAGTTCGATCTTGATCATATCAGATCGAAGTGTCGGAAACGACAGGCTGCTCCGCAACCAAAACCGGCTCCACCTGAGGCAACATCGGAGGCACGATCATAGCGGGAGGAGCCGGCGGCACCCACGGCAGCGGCAGACTCACCACGGGCGGGTTGATCTGGTTCTCGATCTGCGCGGTGACGTTCGCTTCGATGGCGGTCTTATCGACTCCATTGGCGTAGCACCAGCCAAGCACCGGCTGCTCGGTCAGATCCTCGTAAGGCGTGAAGCTATCGGTCGGCGGAGCGAACGACGCGCTGCCGTAGCAGGTGCCGCTGTACTGATCCTGAGTGCCGTTGCAACGCCAGTCGGCGGTGATGACGACATCGGTGAGACTGCCTTCGGTCGGCTTAACGAGAAGGCGTTCGATGATCCAAGAGATGGTAATCATGGGATATTAGGCTTCCAGAGCGGCAACACGGGTGCGGAGCGATTGAATTTCAGCAATCAACAGCGGGACAAGCGAGGAGACATCCATTTGCTGGTATTTAGGATTTCCGTCAGCATCGACTTCATCCTTTGTTCCGGTTACAGCGTAAGGGGCAACATCTTGCGCTTCGTGAGCAATCAGCATCGGACGCTCAACAGTCGCGCCTTTCATTTTTCCGACATAGACCTTCAGCGAATCAATCAGTGAACCGCTGTTGGAAACAGGTCCAATAATGTCCTTTGCGCGATAGTCGGAAGTCGTGTTGTACGCAACAAGACCTCCTGCTCGATTGTAGCTGATTGCGCCACGAACAGTTAGCGTTGTTTCAGTTCCAAAATACGCAAAGAAATTATCACCAGTAGTCGTAGCGCTCCAAAGTCCGAGCGTGTATGACGTTGAATCATCGTTCTTAAGAGTCAGAACCTGCCGTGCTGATCCGAGATTCTGGAAAGTGCTTCCAGAAGCAAGCGCACTCGTCGTCCCCACCAACAGATTCCCGCCCGATTCGATCCGCATCCTCTCGGTGCTGTTGGTCAGAAACGTCATCGCGGCGTTGGAGGATTGGTTAAATTCAACCGTTCCGCTGTTGCCGTTTTTTTGGATATAAAAGTAATCACCACCGCTGAAATTAGCTCCGTCAGCATCAAGCCAAACCTGAGCAACTCGGCTGGCAGCCGTTGCACTTGAGATTGATCGGAAACCGCCTCCTGCATTGTTTGCCGCAGTTACATCGCCTGATCTAAATGTGCTGACAATGTTATCGCCTGCTGGAGCAACCACTTCCAACGTGTTAGCAGGCGTCGCCGTCCCAATACCCACCCGATTGTTCGCCGAATCCACCTTCAGCGTCGACGTATCCACCGTCAGATCGCCGGTGATGGTGGCGGAGGCGAGGGTGGCGGTGCCGCCGGCCCCGAGGATCTGGTTGCTGGTGATCTTCTTCGTGGTGCCCCTCGCAGCCATCGTCGTGTCACTGACATCGACAATGGGAAGGACATCCACCGCGGGATCGACGGTCGAGATCGCCGTCAGTGCTGTGATCTTTGTATCTGCCATAAACTGTTAGTTAGCTTGAATGATGAGTTTGCCACTGTCCTCTTGCAGCAGGAACGACGCGTCCTCCAACAAGACGGAATCGAAAGTCCCAAACGTGATGACGATCTTGTCACCATCCTCCAGCAGAACGAAGAAGTCGTCCTCCTGAAGCAAATCCCGGCGCAGGATAGGCAGATCGCCAGGGGTAACATTACCCCCGCCGTTCGATACCAGTCGTGTGCCGAGAGCGAGTGTCACGATTGAATCACGCCATTGAATGCGATCACCTGACCGCTTGAAATCTGGAAGCTCGTGATCGGCCCAGGAAGCGTAATGCCAGCAGGGATGGTCGCCGTGGACCAGGATCCGCTGATGTTGCCACCGGTGATCGAGCTAAAGGTGGTAGGGGCGATGGTGGTGATGGCCACAAACGGGCCAGTGGTCAGCGTGGTGGCTGTCACCAGTTGAAAGCCGCCCTGTCCCATCGAATACTCGATGGCCTGATTTGCTACGTCGCTCATATATCCCAGATCTTCCGGATTTGATTCTTGGTGAAAGTGCTCTCGAAGCGGGATCCTTGGCGCTCTTCCATGCGGCTGAATCCCTTCTTCACGTGGTCCTTGAGTTCGGTCTCGCGAGCAAAGCCGGTGACCCCGAAGCGGGCCACCGGTTGTCGCATCCACCGCTTCCCATCAAGGACAACAGAGTCGGTACCCATCGGAGCGATATGCTCGATGGACTTGCCATTGTTCTCGAAGGTGTAGATCGGCATATCAGGAACCCATTTCGCTGTCGTACTCCTCAACCATCTCCCGCATACCCTTCTCGTCCATCGGCTCCTTGGAGGCCATGGCCTTCTCGCTCTTGTTCTCGTACTCAGCGGGCATGCCGTTGACGCTGCGGATCTCGATATAGGCTTCGCCGTTTTCGAGCTTCTTGAGGACACCGCGAACATCGTCCAAAACCACTTCATCACCGACCTCGGGCATGGCCTGTTGGCCATCCTCCATGTCAGTGGAAAGGGCTTCGAGCGGAATAGAAATCATGGGTGCATTGTTGTCAGCCTCATCGCATCCGCAAGCGGAATGAGAAGAGGGGGCACCACCTTTACGATGATGCCCCCTCGGGCTAACGGCAATCACCATGATGGTGGCCGTCTTCCTGGGTCGCATATTACAGCGTGGTCGAGGTCTTCGTCCGATGCACCAAGTACCACACCGGGTTACCGGTGGAACCGGTGTTACCAGCGGCCAGACGCAGGGCGGCGAAGTACAGCTTCACACCAACGGTGACGAGCTGGTTCAACGGATCCGACTTGTCGGGGGTGTCGGTGATCACGATGCGCGGGGACAACGGATCATCACCGGTCAGAGCAGGGATACCGAACGACTCGTTACCGAAGAAGAACGAGGCGATGATGTCTTTGCTGACGGCCAGACCGCCACCGGCGGAGGTCGCCTGATAGACGAACTCATCGGCAGCGGTGCCGGAGCCGGTGCTGACGAACGAGTTGGTCTGGGTGACCACGCGGCAACCGTAGATGGAGCCAACCTCGCCCTTGTAGAACGGCTGGCCCTTGTTGCCGTAGTTGGAGGCGTTCAACCAGTCAGCATCGCGCATCAGGTCGCGGGTCACACGAGGATCGGTGGCCAGGACGTAGCCGCCGTTGATCAGCGGGGCGCGGTTGCGCTTCAGGCGGGTCATGGAATCGAGGACAGCCGAAGCGGTCATCGTGGTGTTGGCCGCGGTGGTGTCGCTGTTCAGCGCAGAGAAGCTCTGCGTGGTCAGGGTGGCGGGGTTACCGTACACCTTCACGCCGCCGGAGCTGGCCACAGTGTTCACGGCATCCGAGTTGTCGAACGTACCACCACCCTCGGCGGCGGAACCGATGGAGGAACCGCTGGCGGTGAGGTTGGAGCCGATCAGGGTGTTGCGGATCACCGAGTCAACCCAGAGGGCCATGTCCAGACCGGAGGTCTTGGTGGCCTGCTGGAGCGAGTTGAACAGGTCAGTAGCGCGGAGGATGTCGGTCAAACCGATCACCTGACCGTACTGAGCCAGCGACTTGCTCAGGCTGTTGAGGGCCAGAGCGCGGTAGTTGGCGGAGCTGATCGCCGTACCCTCAGAGCTGATGGTCTGAACACTGCCAATGCTCGGAGGTCCGAAACGGAACATCGAGATGGCCTTGTTACCATTGTTCTTGGGGATCGGAGCCTTCATGGAGAACTGATCGAGGATCGTCTCCTGCTGAACGATGGAGAGCAGCTCCTTGCTGAAGTAGTTCTGGAACTGGCTCGTGAGCGTGGTTGAAGTAGTAACTGGCATATTTGAGTTGTGGTTGTGCTATCAGTTTTCGTCCCGGTCGAACGCCCTCGACGCTTTCAACAGCGCCTCCCTCTGCTCCTTGAGAGACAGCTTCGAGAAATCTTTCTC